TTATTGATACAGGAGGTTTCCTTATGCTGTTACCAATAAATGCACCAACGTTCAATACACTTACTAATGCAACAACTCCCCAAAGTGTCTTCTTATATTTCATAGTAAGATTAGTCAGTGTAGATATTTATAGACAAAAAAAGACCCCCTGATGTAGGGGGTCTGTAAGGACATGTGGGGCAACCGCTTCCGCAGCAGCCACTTGAATCACATGAGGTTCTTAACAGCAACACGTCTGTAGTAACGGTTGGAGTTAACACGGAGTCTACCGAGACCCTGAGTCGTTCCTTCAGCGAAGGGGTTGGCAACGATCCCGTAACGGGTCTTAAAGCCAATCTTGGGCTGGAAGGTGTTCTCCCCGACGGCACGAACCATCTGGAGGGGAACATAAGGACAATAGAACAGACCAGCGTCATAGGGTGAAGAACCCTTATAACCGACAACATAGTACTGGTTACCACCGTTGGTTGCAGCGTTAGCAGCCGACAGGTTTGCAGCATATGGGTCGATGTAGACACGGAACTTACCGTTGATGGTACCAGCAAAGGTGTTACCAGCGTCGTCAACGTTGAGGTTGGCGTTCAGGGCAGGGGTATAATCAAGGATACCAGCCATGGTCAGTGCAGATGCAACGTCAGCAGAGCACATGATCATGTTGCCCTTCCCTCTACGAGTTCTTTGAGCGATCGCGTTAGCGTCTCTCTCGATTTGGAAAAGGAGTCCCTTAAACTTCTCAACAGACCAACGACCGTTAGAGTCGATATCAAGGTCGAATACACCAGCAGTTGCGGTGTTGGAAACGGCACCTTGCTCAGCAATCTTGTAGATGGTTCTGATAACTTCACGGTTGATCTCAGCCAGGATCTCAGTAGAGAGAATGTTGGCGAGTTCCGCTTCAGCGTTCAGACCATGGATTGCCTTGAGGTCTTGTGCCAGTTCCAGGCTGTACTCAGCCTTCAGCGCTCTGGACTTCGCGGTTACGGTGACTTTCTCGATCGAGAAGGCCATCTGGTTGAAGTGATCACCAGTACCTGAACCCAGGTTCTCAGCGTCACCAGTGACCATGCCCTGACCTACGTCATAAGCAGTGGAGGTGGCAGAACCAACGGGGTTGAGGATGGAGGGGTTATCACCAGTTTGAGCGGTGGTACCCAGACCAGCAGCGGCGTCGGTCATACCTGCGGTCAGGTTACGGCCGTCGTCGTTACCGGAGAACGAGGTATCAACTTCGTTGAAGAACGTCTCGTCGCCTTCCTGGTTGTTGTAGCGGGAGCGCATTGCAAAGATCAGTCCGGTAGGACCGTTCATTGGCTGAACGCCAGCCAGGTCATAAGCGACCAGGTTAGGCATTGCGCGTCTGATCAGGGAGATCAGAACGGGGTCGAAACCAGCGGTAGGACCAGCTTCAGCTGAACCACCACCGAAACCACCAGAAGCACCAGCGTTATTCGCATGGTTGGTGGGGGTCTCCATCAGGTTAATACCTGACTGGAATGCTTGCTCCTCACGGAGGAATTTTTCTTGGTTTTCGAGCAGGACTGCGGTTACAGCTCTACGATGAGAATCTTTGATGGGATCAAGACCTTCATAGTCGAGAAGTGGACTCCACTTTTCCTGCAGATGTTCGGATTGAAACATTTGCTTTACTTTATAGGTTTAGGTTTGAATGAATGTTAAATTCACTTTTTGAAGGCACCCAGGCTTCTGAGGTATGCTTCCATGTTGTTTCCAACAGGAGCGGGTGTTGAATCAACACTCTCAGACAGGGTTTGAGGTGCTTCGGACTTTGCAGCAGGGGCCTTGGAGAAGTACGACTCCTTCAGGGTCTCCAGCTTTTCACGATATTCTTCTTCACTTTCAAACTCTACGCTTTCAGCGAGTGAAGCAAGCTTCTCTTTCTGGGTCTCAGCAAGACCCTCAGAGACGATATTCAGTACACTATCTGCAGTGGACTCGGCGAGTCTCTTGTTCAGACCAATGTTCTTATCGATTTGCTCGTTGAGTTTTGTCTCCATATCATCAAGTTTTTCTACCATGCTCTCAAGTACATCATACTTATCTTCAGGAATAGTTACATAATGTTCTTCAAAAAGACCCTTCATTCCAGCAAGGAACGATTCGGTCATCTCAGTCTTGAGACCATGTTCGATAGCCAACTCATTCTCGGTCATCCACTCTTGGCAGACATACTCAAGATATGAGTCAACTCTTTCGGTAAGAGTTTCCTTAAGGGATTCTCTTTCCTCTTCCAGACGCTCGGCGTACTGGATCTCCAGGGATTCCTGGATTTCTTTGATTTTAGAGGTCAATGCGGCTTCAAAGATGACTCTCGCCTTCTCTTTGAATTCTTCGGAGAGTTCTTCACCACCGAGGAGGGCATTTACATCCTCATCGATATCGATAGACTCTTCAGTAACTTCTTCGGATTCGGAAACAATTTCTTCCTCTTCCAGGACTTCCTCTTCAACTTCGGCTTCTTCTTTAGCCATACCCTTCATGGGATCAGCAGCCTTAGCACCCTTATTAACTACATCCTTAACGGTAGCGATCTTAGGCTCTTTGAGCTTTGCAGAATCGTTATCAGGCTTATAGTTCTCAGGGGTAGGACCACCAAGATCTTCGTAAGAAGTTTGCAGGCCTTCGCCGGCATTGGAAAGCTTACCCATACCCTCGGCAGGTTTGGCGTTAGCATTCACAGCAGTTTTAGATTGCTCCATTTCTTGTAAATCTCCAAGAGACATTTTAAGTTACTCCGATTAACCTATTTTAATCTATATTTATTTATAATTTGTATATTTCAATAACTTATCAAAGATTGTTCAAGAAGTTATTGAACAGGTTGAGTTTTTGCTCATCAAGTTGTTTTTGATCAACCAGAGTGTTGATCTCTTTGTAGGTTCTGGCAGCAGCTGCTTCACGCAAAATACCACCATCCCATACCCACTCTTTACCTTCCATGATACCTTCGACGAAAGCATCAGGAGCAGAGGGGTCGGCTACGATGTCAGCTGCAGTAGCCAACATAAAGTCAGGTCCAACTACGTTGACACCTTCTTTGGTTTGCATCAGAGATCCGATACCTCTAGAAGAAACACCCAGTTTGACTCCTTCGCCAATGAGAGATTCTGCAATCTTACCCATTGGAGTAGAAAGGATTTTTGCCTTACCAATAAAATTGGTTCCGCTCTCTTTGAGCGACACAATCTTGTGACTGACGCGATCCAGATTAACAGTTGGGCCATCTGGATGTCCGAGTTCTCCAAGAGCCCTCCCAGATTGAATGTGGTTTTCGTTATATCTTTGGACTTCCTTTCTCAGGGTGTCCATCTGATACATTCTACCATTTCGATTGCAGATATCTCCCTGGAGGAAGATACCTTCAATAAACATTGACTTCTTACCGTTTTTTTCTTCAACGATAAAATCAACTGATTCGATTTCTTCTCTGATTAGTTTCATTGTTTTCAGGATGCTTGTACTTGTTGAATGTATGCCTTGCCAGTTCCGGCTTCAGTCTTAACGGCAACTTTGAAAGACTTTCTCAACGTTGCATCGGGATCAGCAAATGTTCCAGACACTGCAGAAGAGTTGTAGCTAACAGTAATTCTAGTGCCGTAGAATCCTCCGACATTAGATGTTCTATTAACTGCAGTTACTGTTTGATGACTGAAATCAAAAGCGGATTGACTTGGTGCAGTCAGAGATACAGTATCGCCCACATCAAAAGGACTACCAGTTCCTTCGGGAAAATCAATGATCGTAGATGTTCCCTTAGTTACACCTACAACTTTCTGTGCAGAAACAGGACCCAGAGAGATCTTAAGATCGTCATTGGTTCCTACATAGATGTTTTCATTGGTTGCAGTCGGATTAGCTCCGTAATTCACATACACACCAACACTTTCAGCAACAACCCTCAGAGTATCAGACTGTTGCGAAAACGCAGAGGTCTGAGCAGAAGATGTGCTGGTGCTTACAGTGCTATTAATTCCAACAGGTCTGGTAGCG